AAGAAGGTGTCCTTGATAAAATCCTTCCTATTTGGAAAGCAAAAGGAAACGTTACTGACCCTGAAGTTGGGCGTGACTTGATTATTGAGTTAATTAAAGCAAAAACACCACAAGGTAAAGAATATACGGTAGTACAAACTATTATGTACGATGACCCAGCACCAATCCACACTGACAAAGATATTATGGATGGATGGGTAACTGACGAACTTACTTGGAATGATGTTTATTCTAAAAAACCTGTTGAATACTTAGAGGCAGTTGCAATTGGAGAAACACCAATTTGGAACTCTGAACTTAAAAAGTATGTTTATGGTGAAGAAGCTGAGATTTCATTAGGTGGAAACAAAAAAGAGGAAGTGTCAGTAGTTGACAAACAAGCAAATGACGAACCATCAGAAGACCTTCCATTTTAATATAACACAACAACTTGGGTGTCTTTGTTGATACCCAAGTTTTTATTTTTTATCATTCATTAAAAAAAATATGGCAATTAAAAAAAATGATTTTACATCACTGAAGAAGAAGTTTTCTACTTCAGCAAAATACAAACCACAAAGATTTTTTGATTTAGGTCAACCATTTTTAGATGCAGTTGGTTTACCAGGTCCTGCTATGGGGCATATTAATATGTTTTTGGGTCACTCTGATACAGGTAAGACAACAGCACTTGTTAAAACTGCGGTTGATTCACAAAAGAAAGGAATTCTTCCCGTGTTTATTATCACAGAACAAAAATGGAGTTTTGAACACGCAAAACTTATGGGGTTTCAGTGTGAAGAAGTTGTTGATGAAGAAACGGGAGAACTTGAATGGGACGGGTTTTATATATTCAACAATAACTTTGATTATATAGAACAAATTACCGACTACATTAATAGTTTGTTGGATGCACAAGAAAAAGGTGAATTGGATTATTCACTATGTATTATGTGGGATTCAGTAGGTTCTGTTCCTTGTAAGATGACTTATGAAGGTAAGGGAGGTAAACAACACAATGCAAGTGTTTTAGCTGACAAGATTGGAATGGGAATCAACCAACGAATTTCAGGTTCACGTAAATCTGATTCTAAATACGAAAATACATTAATCATCGTTAACCAACCTTGGGTTGAATTACCTGACAATCCATTTGGTCAACCAAAAATTAAGGCGAAAGGGGGTGAAGCTATTTGGTTAAACTCATCATTGGTATTCTTATTTGGAAATCAAAAAGGTGCGGGAACGACAAAGATTACCGCAACTAAAGACAAAAGAACCGTGAAGTTTGCATCAAGAACAAAAGTGTCAGTTATGAAAAACCACATCAATGGACTTGGTTTTGAAGATGGAAAGATTATCGTAACTCCACACGGGTTTTTACCCGGAAAAGAATCATCTGAAGAGAAGGCTTCAATTGAACAATACAAAAAAGAATACGCTGAGTATTGGAAAGAAATAATCGGAGTTGATGGCGACTTTGATTTGAAAGCAGAAAAAGAAGAAGTAGATTAGTAACCCTTTGAATAATCTTAAATGATTAAAACACTTTTGGTTGACGGAAACAACCTAGTTAAAATTGGATTTCACGGAGTAAAAGATTATTTTCACAATGGTGAACACGTTGGTGCTATTTGGCACTTTCTGAATACTTTACGTAGGTTCTTAGAGGAATCTAACTTTGACAAAATAGTTGTATTTTGGGATGGAGAAAACAGCACTTCACCAAGAAGAATCGTCTATCCCAAATACAAACTTAATAGAAAACCGCTTGACAACGAGTTTAAAGAAGAATCCTTTGACAAACAAAGACAACGGGTTAAACAATACCTTGAAGAAATGTTTGTAAGACAAGTTGAGTTTGAAAATTCAGAAGCAGATGATTTGATTGCATATTATTGTAAAATATCAGAAAATGAACATAAAACAATTTTTAGTTCAGATAGGGATTTAACACAACTTATATCAGAAAAAGTAACCATCTATTCACCATCCGCTAAAAAGTATTACAGGAATGGTGATAAGATTAAACTACATAATGTAGAGATACCACACTACAATATAAAAACATTCAAAATTGTATCGGGAGATAAATCAGATAACATTGATGGGATTTATTATTTAGGTGAGAAAACTTTCGTTAAATTATTTCCTGAGATACTTGAAAAAGAGATTTCTTTTTCAGATATTTTAAAAAGAGGTGAAGAACTTTTAAAAGAACAAAAAGATAATACTGCATTAAAAAATTTATTAACAGGAAAAACAAAAGAAGGTATTTTTGGAGATGAGTTTTTTGAAATAAATAAAAAAATTGTTGATTTATCTGAACCACTAATAAGTGATGAAGGTAAAGAACTTGTTGAGTCTTATTACTCAGAATCATTAGACCCTGATGGGAGAGGTTATAAAAACCTTATAAGGATGATGATGGAAGACGGACTCTTTAAGTACCTCCCAAAAGGAGACGAACAATGGGTTTACTTCTTAAAACCATTTTTAAAACTAACAAGAAAAGAAAAATCAAAATTCAAATCAAACAAGTAAAATTTATGAAAGAGCAAAATGACGTAACAAAGGCAGAATTTTTAATCACGTTGAATGAAAATTTTGTTGTACAAAGATTCTTCAATATTAAAGGATTTAACAACAAGGCAAAAAATAGTGTTGAGTTGTGTGAATTTATGAAAGAGTTATCCGATGATTTACAACTGAAGTTAAGAAACAAGTCAGTTGTTTATATGTTAGAAAACAGATTTCAAATTGAAGAAGACCCATCTGTTTTAGAAACATCAAACACAGAAGGTCCTGAAGTATTTAACATTATTTTAAGGATAGGTAATGAGACAATTTTTCATAGAATCATTGATGCTAAATTATACCCACCGAAGGTAAGATATACACTGGACATACGACCATCCATAAAAACAATATTGAGAGACCTCACTGACATTCTGTCAGGTAAAAATTTATCTTTCAACTACTTGAATTATTCATTTGCTTAATACTATTTATTAATAAATCACACAATTTATGTCGGAAAAAATAAACTTCGGTTATTTAGGAAATACCTTTCAAATACAACTTTTAAACAACATAATAACATACAAAGATTTCTCAAATTCCATTATTGAAGTTATTGACCCACATTATTTTGATAATCAATATTTCAGAATCATTTGCCAAATGATAAAGGAATATTATACAAAATACGAACACACACCCACATTTGATACCCTTGAACAATTAACTAAGTCTGAAATTAGTTCGGCGATGGCACAAAAAAATATCTTGGACACAATCAATCAAGTCCAAGAAGTATCAGACGAAGGTTCAATATTTGTTCAAGAAAAGGCCTTAAAATTTTGCAAACAGCAAGAGCTCCAAAAAGTAATGACAAAAGCACAATCAATCATCGACAAAGGTGATTTTGAGAGTTATGATAAGTTAGAAGAAATGGTTAGGGGAGCACTTCAAGTAGGTGAAGTAGATAAGGGAACATCAGATGTGTTTTTTAATTTAGATGAGGTATTGGATGACGATTACCGACACCCCATTCCAATTGGTGTCCCTGGCATTGACAATCTTTTAAAAGGAGGGTTAGCAAAAGGGGAAATCGGAGTAATCCTTGCACCAACAGGGGTAGGTAAATCAACGTTTACAACCAAAATTGCAAATCACGCATTTAACTTAGGGTACAATGTCCTTCAAGTATTTTTTGAAGACAACCCAAAAATTATCCAAAGAAAACACTTTACACTTTGGACTGGTATCCATCCTGATGATTTATCTGAAAGTAAAGATGAAGTAATGAGTAAGGTAAGACACATTCAAACAACAAGAAAAAATAAGTTGATATTGAAAAAATTACCCTCAGATACTATTACAATGAATCAGATTAAAAATCAGATAAGAAAAATGATGGCTGAAGGGACTAAAATTGATATGGTCATTTTAGATTATATTGATTGTGTTGTACCAGACAAAATGTTAGGTGACGAATGGAAAAGTGAAGGTTCGGTTATGAGAGGATTTGAAGCGATGTGTCACGAATTGGATATCGCGGGTTGGACGGCAACACAAGGTAATAGAAATTCAATATCATCTGATGTGGTAACAACAGACCAAATGGGTGGGTCAATTAAAAAAGCACAAGTGGGGCACGTTATAATTACGGTAGCAAAGTCGTTACAACAAAAAGAAATGAATTTGGCTACAATTGCAATTACAAAGTCCCGAATAGGTAAAGATGGAATAATATTTGAAAACTGTAAATTTGACAACGGTATGTTGGAAATTGATACAGAACAAAGTGTAACTTTCTTAGGTCTAGAAGAACAAAAAGAAGAAAGAAACCGTAGCAGAATTAAAGAGCTGTTAGAAAAAAAGAAACAAAAAGAACAACAAGAATCATAAATTAAATTATTAAATTATATTAAAATGGATATTTCGCAAAAAATATTAAGTGACATCACCGTCCATATGAAGTACGCTAAGTTTCTTCCAGAAAAACAAAGAAGAGAAACGTGGGAAGAACTTGTAACACGTAATAAAGAAATGCATCAGAAAAAATACCCCCATATCAAAAACGAAATTGAAGAGGTGTATAAAATGGTGTACGATAAAAAAGTTTTACCTTCTATGAGGTCGTTACAATTTGGTGGAAAACCAATTGAGATTTCACCAAACAGAGTTTACAACTGTGCATATATGCCAATTGACCACGTTGATGCTTTTTCTGAAACAATGTTTTTATTGTTGGGTGGAACAGGTGTGGGATATTCTGTACAAAAACACCACGTAGAAAAATTAGGTGAGATTAAAAAACCTAATCCAAATAGAACAAGAAGATACCTCATCGGAGATTCAATTGAAGGGTGGGCTGACGCAATCAAAGTATTAATGGAGTCCTACTTAGGTGCAAAATCATCAACACCAATTTTTGATTTTTCAGATATTCGTCACAAAGGTGCGATGCTTGTAACATCAGGAGGTAAGGCACCTGGACCACAACCACTAAAAGATTGTATTCACAATATTACACGAGTACTTGACAACAAAAGTGATGGTGATAAGTTAACACCTATTGAAACTCACGATATTGTATGTCATATTGCAGATGCTGTACTTGCTGGTGGTATTCGTAGAGCTGCTCTTATTTCATTGTTTTCTGCCGATGATGAAGAAATGATTTCTTGTAAGTCAGGAAGTTGGTGGGAATCAAATCCACAAAGAGGTAGAGCAAATAACTCAGCGGTTCTTCTTCGCCACAAAATCACAAAAGAATACTTTTTAGATTTGTGGAAAAGAATTGAATTATCAGGAGCAGGTGAACCTGGTATATATTTTTCTAACGACAAAGATTGGGGAACAAACCCTTGTTGTGAGATTGGACTTCGTCCTTATCAGTTCTGTAACTTATGTGAAGTAAATGCATCAGACATTGAATCACAAGAAGATTTTGAACAAAGAGTTAGAGCGGCAGCATTCATCGGAACACTTCAAGCAGGATATACCGATTTCCATTATCTACGTGACATTTGGAAAAGAACTACAGAAAAAGATGCACTTATTGGTGTTGGTATGACTGGTATTGGTTCAGGGGTTGTTTTAGGATACGATATGAAAAAAGCGGCAAAGGCAGTTAAAGAAGAAAACGAAAGAGTTGCAAAACTTATTGGAATTAACAAGGCAGCAAGAACAACAACCGTAAAACCTTCAGGAACTTCATCATTAGTATTGGGAACATCATCAGGTATTCACGCTTGGCACAATGACTATTATTTAAGAAGAATCCGTGTAGGAAAAAATGAAGCGATTTATAATTACTTATATATTAATCATCCTGAACTAATAGAAGATGAGTTTTTCAGACCACACGATACCGCAGTAATTACCATTCCACAGAGAGCACCTGAAGGTTCTATTATTAGACACGAATCTGTGTTCCAAATGTTAGAAAGAGTTAAGAAAGTATCACAAGAGTGGGTTAAGTTTGGACATCGTGGTGGGCAAAATTCACACAATGTATCAGCAACCGTTTCAGTTAAAGAAGATGAATGGGAACTTGTTGGTGATTGGATGTGGAATAATAGAGATTTCTATAACGGACTTTCAGTACTACCGTACAATGGGGGAACATACACACAAGCACCTTTTGAAGATTCTACAAAAGAACAATTTGAATCCTTGTTAGCGACACTTAAAGACGTTGACTTAACAAAAGTAGTTGAGTTACAAGATAACACAGACTTACGTGGTGAAGTGGCTTGTGCTGGTGGTGCTTGTGAAATTGTATAAATTATGGAAGTTAAATGGGGTAACGATATAGCACTGACACAACAAATAATGTTGGCGTTATATAACATCAGAAAACAAAATGGATAATATGATACAGTCGGTACACAAAGATTGGATACAAGAAATGTATATTAGGGAATTTGTAAAACCTAAATTACAACAGACAGATTTCTATTGGGAAAATGGTAAGATGGTTATGACAGAATCTTACCATAAACGTAGAGGAAGTTGTTGTGGTTCTGGATGTTTACATTGTCCGTATGAACCAAAACATCAAAAAGGTAATACCACTCTTAAATAAAAATTAACCCCACTACTAACGTGGGGTTTTTTGTTTTAATGTATTTATTAGAAAATATATTACATTATATTTATTTTATATGGCAAATGGTATTACATATGGTATAAATTTCCCGTTCCGAGAAAGTTCAAGAGGGGATTATTTATTGTTAACTGAGTTGGCAAGTGACGAGATTCGCACCAATTTATTACATTTGATTTTAACAAGAAAAGGTAGTAGATATTATCTACCTGATTTCGGAACAAGAATTTATGAATACTTATTTGAGCCTTTAGATGGTGAGACTTTTGAATCAATAAAGGCCGATATTGAACAACAAGTTCAAACCTATATCCCAAATTTAACAATTAATAGTATAACAATACAACCCTATACTGAAACAGATGAAGTTGCAGGTCAGTTGGATTATGAATTACTTGGACAAGCAAGTATTTATAGAGTTCCTGGTGCTAATACGGCTGAATATACAGCAAAAATTAAAATTGACTACACCGACGAAAACAAGGCGTTTGGTGGAAGAGAGTTTGTTATTATAAACATATAACTATGGCAAATCAAAAAATTAATTACACAAATAGAGACTTTGCAGGTCTTAGACAAGACTTAATAAATTATACAAGACAGTATTATCCAGAGTTAGTACAAAACTTTAATGATGCTTCGGTATTTTCAGTATTAATGGATTTAAATGCTGCGGTTGCTGATAACTTACATTTTCACATAGATAGAAGTATTCAAGAAACTGTATTACAATACGCACAACAAAGGTCATCTATTTATAATATTGCAAGAACTTATGGGTTGAAAATACCTGGTTATAGACCATCAGTTGCTGTGGTTGACTTTTCTATTGTTGTTCCACCATTAGGAGATAGTGAAGATTATAGATACTTAGGTATTTTGAGAGCAGGTTCTCAATTTAATGGAGGAGGTAATACGTTTGAAACGGTTTATGATATTGACTTCTCAACACAATACAATCAAGAAGGATTTGTTAATAGAACAAAGATACCAACGTTTGATGCTAACAATAAAATAATAAACTATGTAATTACCAAAAGGGAAGTAGTTGTTAACGGGACAACAAAAGTTTTCAAAAGAGTGATTAATCCAAGTGATGTGACACCTTTCTTTGAGTTCTTCTTACCCGAAAGAAATGTATTGGGAGTAACTGCTATTATTCAAAAAGATGGAACGAGTTACCCAAGTATACCTACTTATTCTGAATTTTTAGGTGAACAAGGAAGATGGTATGAAGTGGACGCTCTTGCTGAAGATACGGTTTTTATAGAAGATACCACAAAACCGACAGACAATGCGGGAATCAAAGTTGGAAAATACATTAAAACGGATAATAGGTTCATAACAGAATATACACCCGAAGGATTTTTGAGAGTTCAATTTGGTGGGGGAACAACAACACCAAACCAACAATTACAAGAATTTGCAAAAAATGGAATTAAATTAGATTTGGCGAACTACCAAAATAATATTGGTCTCGGTCTAACCGTTCAACCTAATACAACAATCTTTGTTCAATATAGAATAGGTGGGGGTATTTCTACGAATGTGGGTGTTGGTGTAATCAATCAAGTGGGTACTATTGATTTTGCTGTAAATGGTCCATCAGACGCAATTAACACAAGTGTTCAACAATCCCTCGCAACTACCAATGTTACTGCAGCAATTGGAGGCGCAAATCCACCAACAACTGAAGAAGTAAGAAATATGGTGTCATTTAATTTTGCTGCTCAAAAAAGAGCAGTAACAGTAAATGATTACAAATCAATAATTGATACAATGCCAGGAAAATTTGGAGCACCTGCAAAAGTTGCTATTACAGAAAATAATAACAAAATTAATATTCAAATTCTTTCTTATGATACGGGAGGTAAATTGACACAAACCGTACCTAACAACCTTAAAACAAACTTAGCAAATTACTTATCAAAATATAGAATGATAAATGATTATATATCAATTGATGTTGCAAAAGTCATTGACTTGGAATTTGAAATATTTGTTGTTTTAGAATCTGATAGAAATCAAGGACAAGTTATCACTGAAATTATTAATTCTATTACAAATTATATGGCACCTGGTAATAGAGAACTTGGTCAAAATGTGAATGTATCTGACGTTAGGAGATTAATTCAAAATACGGGAGGAGTTTCAACGTTGTCTGATTTAAAAATTTTCAATAAAGTTGGGGGACAATATTCATCATCAGAAACCTCGCAAAAGTATGTTAACAAACAAACAAGAGAAATCGCTTTAATAGACGACACAATCTTTGCCGAACCATCACAGGTGTACCAAATTAGGTTTGATAATAAAGATATCAAAGTAAGGGTTAAAAACCTTAAAACCGTAGACTTCCGATAAGATTATTTATTTTATGTAACTTACGTCTACCTTTAAAAAGTGGCAACATAACTATTTATTTTTAAAGTAACCAATGACCAAAAGTTATAGGATAAGAACAACTCCCGGAGTTGATAAAAACATACGTGTAAACTTAAATCAAGACTTTGATTTTTTAGAAATATTGTCTTTAAAAATAAGACAAGATGATGTTTATACAAGATTTTGTGCGGACTATGGTGTCGTGGCAGGAAGAGTAATTGTTAATGGTGGATATGGTGTGCCTAACGCAACCGTATCAGTATTTGTACCATTACAACCTGAAGACGAAGATGACGTAGTAACATCAACATTATATCCATATAAGACTGTAGACCAAAAAAATGAGGATGGATATAGATATAATCTTTTACCATATAGAAAAGAATATAACGGACACACACCGACAGGTACATTTCCTGACAGAGAAGATGTTTTAACAAGAAGAGAAGTTTTAGAGGTATATGAAAAATATTATAAGTATACAGTAAAAACTAATGAGAGTGGGGACTTTATGATTATAGGAGTTCCACTTGGAGTTCAAACCGTAGTATTAGATTTGGACTTATCAAATATAGGGTGTTTTTCATTAAGACCTGCGGACTTGATAAGAATGGGGTTGGCTGGTCCTGAACAATTTAATGGAGACCAGTTCAAGTCCTCAACAGACTTGGGGTCACTTCCTCAAATTGTAAACATTAAAACAGATGCGGATGTTACTCCTTTTTGGGGTGAACAAGATTTATGTGATATTGGTATCACACGAGTTGATTTTGATTTGAGAGATTTCGGAATAGAAATCAAACCTCATTCGGTTTTTATGGGTTCAATATTCTCAACACCTGAAGAAGATTATTTAAAAACAAATTGCAAACCAAAAAAAGACACAGGTAATTTGTGTGATTTGGTAACTGCACCTGGTACGATATTATCCATAAGACAAACAATTGATTATGATGTTGATGGTAGACCAATACTTGAACAATTCCCATTACCTGAAGGAGGAAAAATTATAGACGATAATGGAACTTGGTTGACAGAAGTTCCAATGAATTTAGACTATGTTACAACAAATGAATTTGGAGAACAGGTATTATCAAACGACCCTAAAAATGGAATACCAACAAAAGGTAGATATAGATTCAGAATACAATACCAAAATGAAAACGGTTTAGATAATAACATTTTAAGAGCGGATTATTTAGTTCCAAATATTAAAGAGTGGGGATGGTCATCTACAACACCACCTGTGGGTTCACAAGCACAATTGAAGTCTTACGCTTTTAGTTTGGATTGGAATGACTACGGAGATACCACAACTTCAGTAGGTCTTCAAATGATTAACGAGGCAATTAATTGTGAGGATAGATTTTATGAATTTAATTACAATAAAGTTTACACAATTGCAAATTTCGTAGATAGATGGAAGTGGGGTTATAATAGATACCGACACTTAGGTATTAAAGAAATTACAGATAGAAGATGTACAACAACAAACAATCGTTTTCCGGTTAATGATGGTGTAAAAAACTTTGATTTCATTTTCTTTTTGTTCAATTTGTTTGTTACGATTTTTACACCTGTATTTGTTGCATTAATTCCAATATTACACGTTTTAGCACTTGCGTGGCCAATTTTAAAATGGGCACTTGCAATTGCAATTCCTGCATTATTACTTTATTTGGCGGTACAAACTGGATTGGCTGCGGCCGCTGCGTTTCCTGCTGTTGGACTTACAATCGTTTATGGTTTATCTACAATTGTTTTGGGTGCGGCGGCGGCTCTATTTGCGTTAAAAGTGTCCCCGTTATTGACGCAGTTTAAATTCAAAGGATTGAACCTACCAATGATGTCTTATCCCGATTGTGAGGCATGTCCTTGTGATGTTCCTGATGTTGAAACAGATGAAATACAAGGAGGACTTTTTGAAAGTGAAGGAGGTAATCAACAAAACCAAATTGGTAATTACAATGTTAATTCAAGAGGAAATGGTTCTTTACTTGCTGACGTGAATTCTAATACTTTTTGGAATGCAGTACCAAATACAACTTTATGTACATTTGATAATAATGGTAATCAAAACCAACAAGGAGGTTACCCTAACTATTTTTGTTATTTAGACCCATCACAATATGGGGGTAGTAATTCAAATCAGACTCAAAAATACTTAGCGGATAGTTACGGAATTAGATATGGTATTGCAGGATACCCTACGGCACCTGAAATTGGGATGCCTGTAGTCGCTAATTTAACAAGTGGTGATTATATCCCACAAAGAGACATAACTTACTCACACTCTTTAAATTTGGCAAATTTGAAGACAAGGTATTTTGATACAACCGCACCGAATAGAATACAAACAACTATCAATGGGGGTACGTCAATTTTTGATAATATGTTAATATTGTTAGTTGACCCCGGAACCGCAACCCAATTAACTTCAGGTTCTTTATTAACATTTAGAAATCCCGATGCCGTTCCTGACAATAATATTACAGGTCTTACAATTGCAAATCAGTTCAGTTCAAATGCGGTTACAGGCTCTTGTTTTACAACGACCACATCAGTCCCTGTGACATATGCGGACTACTTGAATGGTAACTCTGTCACAGTAAATGTTCAAGTTTCAGGAACAACAGATGAAAAAGAATATCTTTACAAAACGGGGATTGAATATTTCCAAGTGGTTACAGGTATGACTACGTTTGTTGCCGATTCGTTGGCGAGCGGAATCAGTATTGAATCAAATCCAAACCCTTTGAATCAATTAGACCAAACAAGTTTACTTAGAAAGTACTTTTTAAATAAGTTACAATTAATACAATATGAAGATGCAAATAACAATGACCGTTCAGAAATAATAAATCCATTAACACTTATTGGTGATTCTTGGAAAAACCAAGAAATAATATTTTTGGTAAGAGGGGTTGACCCATATACAGATAAACAATTTATTGAATATGATTTATCACTTTTGTTTGGTCAAACTTTAGGTAATGGTCCTGTTGTGAGCGGGAACTTCTACTTAAACGTACCTGTACAACCTAATTCAGGTGGTGTACAATATTATGTAAATGCAAAATCACCTGAATCGCATGAAGAGCAGTACCTAACATCCACACTATATCACCAGCCTTTCAACTTCCAAGTTGATAATACTCAATTTAGTTCAGTCACCACAAATTCAATAAGATTTTATTCGGCATTGGATAAGTCAGTTTATAGTACATACGCACCAAGCGGTGGTAACTCTTTATCATCATATTTAAATTTTTCTACATTCAGTGACGATGCGAATTCAAATCAGACTTTACGTTTTTATAGTTCACAATATCAAGGAGTTGTTGAAGGAGGTTCTTTAATGGCATCAACAAATCAACCAAACAATAATGTAAATTCATTAAGTAATTACAATGGTAGAAATTATTCGCCATCATACCTTACTTTGAATAATGCACTTGTAGTTACTATTGCCGGACCAAATCCAAAATTAGTATTTAGGTCAGATAGACTACCTACATCTGATAAAGTACAAATATTTGGAAATATTACAAATTTACTACATCAGAATGACAACTTTGCAATATATGTTTACAATGATGAGGGCGCTTCGTCAAACTTCTTAGTTCAAGCGACGGACACCACAAATAACGCACAAGATTTTGGACCAGATAATACAGGAGTAACGAGTAGTGTCTTAACTACATTTGATTGTGAAGGAATGGTTCCACTTGATTGTTATGAAGTTGACCCTGTTACAAATACCTTTACGGTTCAAACACCTTGTGCTCAAAATGAAGACCCAACAAAAGTTAAGGGAGGGTGTTATCAGTTTATACAAAAACCATTTTTGTTAAACATACCTAATGACCTTCAAAACTTTTCAGAATGGAAGGCAAGATTTAGAATGATGTTTGGTGCTTGTAGAGGAATATTTGCACACGTATTTCAAAACAACTGGGTAAACGGTACCCTTTATATGTTCTCATTTAAGAAACAACAAACATTTAGTATTACAGGACAACCCAAAAAATATAAATTCTGTGGTACTTATGACTCAACTTTAAGGCCGGGTCAAGGACCAATATTTTATACATCAGGAAGTACTAATTCTTTCTTCTATCGTTCTACGCCTTATAATGGTACTGATTTCGTAGGTCAAGTTCCGTTACAAGGAAATATTATAGACCCTAATCCTCAACCTGTTGACTTTGGAGGTGCTAATGAAAGAAACATAATGTTTCCCACTACAATTATGGATTTAGGGCCAAGAGACGAGTTCACATTAGAAATCTGCGCAAACCCACAGTTCCAAGGATATATTGTAGACACAATACGTTCAACCTCATTCAATGACACATCCGACCTTTTACAATTGTTTATTATCTCAAGGTTACTTAATACAAACTTTTTGACCGCACTTATTGGTTTAGGTGATGCATCAATTAATAAAATGTTTAGTAGGAGTGATGATAGACTTGATGGTGACATTGTTCAGTTATTTAGTATAAATTCTGAATATGGTGTTGCAGGGTTTAGTGAAGACGAATATGATGGTGCTGGTGACATTTACTTAGCAACGTCAGGACCAGCAACTGTCGGGGTTTTCTTTACGTCAAGTACCGAAAATAGAATAGTATTAAGTCCGGGAATAACGACCTTTACTCCGACACTTACCAACTTCTTTGGTTATCCAAAAACACAAGAAGTTCCTTTTTATCAATGGAACTTACAACAACAATCAGTTCCTACAATATTTGGTTCGGATACAAATGATTGGGATACAGGACTACAAGGAAACGGGTTTTATAGTGTAAAATACCAAGACTTGAGTTTTTATCAATCACCAATTTCCAATTATTTTAACAACCTATCACCTGATGGTAGAAGAGGTTTTATTTACAACTCAAACTCAACAGGTACTGACGAAACATTCCCTAACGGACAGGCTGATACCTTTTTAGTTGGTGCTCCATATCATTTCTACTTTGGATTGAATATTGGAAAAAGTGCAATAAACAGATATATAACAAAATATATATTGAACCAAGATGTCTAATGAAAACGAAATAAGGATTGTTTTAGGTTCTAAAAGATTCGCATCCAATACGGATAAAGATGTTTGGATTCAACCACCATTGATTGGTGATATGAGAACTATGGTTGAGGGTGACAGGTCTTTTGTCATCAATCAAGCCGAACAATTTGATAAAGAAAGACAAGAAAGTGATGTTTTTAGAATTGCTGGAAAAATTGTTAATCTATTTCATAATACGGTTTCAGGTCAAACAAATTATACACCATATAAGAATGATTTGTATTATACAAATGCAATAACAAATGCTTCTGCATTACCTGGCTCACCTTGGGAAGGTTACCCACAATTTAGTGAGTTTACGTTTATTAGAAGTAGTGGTATAACGGGTCACATTGAATTTGCGCCAAAAAGTTCAACAACATACAATTGGTCAATATATGTTTCATACCCATTCAGTAGCGACACACAACAACCAATGTCCTACACAAATGAACAATTCAATGTTACCAATAACTTTATTGTTTCTGATGGTATACCATTTGTAATGGATACAGGAACATTAAATGGTAAGGCGTTAGTTTATTTTTATTGTGCCACTAACCACAATTTGTCGGTAGGTCAATACGTGGAGTTAACAATTCCATCAAACCCTGGTGGATTAGGAGGGAAGAGAGTTCATCAAGTCTATAGTTTAGGTGATGGTAGTTACGATTCAGAACGAAACGTGTTTACCCTATATGATTTGAAATTCCCAACAACACAAACAACGACAGGTACATACGGAAACTTTAAACGTATTTCTAACTTACAAAATAGTGGTGAAACAAAATCAATATATTATGTAAGGTTACACAAAATTTTAACAAACGGGGACGATGGAAATTTAGTCCAAGCGGGTTTTGAAACGAATCCTTTTTCAGTTAAAAACAAATTGGAATATTCTGCATTAACACCAAACCAAACACAAAGAGTTTCAACAAAAGATGGTTCAAAAAGTTTTACGTTTAGTTTTGATAAAGATATAAGAATTGCCGGATTAAAAGATAATAATGGAAAACCAGTCACAAGTCTGTTTTTAACGTTTGTTCAAAGGGGTTATATGGGTTGGTTCAATCCACCTGCTATTAATTTAGAAGGTAATCAAGTTGCACTTGATATAGGATGGGGATTTAACTTTCAAAACAATAGTGTTGATACTTGGTGGAATCACACGTCTTTATCAAATAAAGATAACATACTTACAGACTCCTATGAGTACCCTGCAGCATCCAATCAAAACTTTTATTACAATAGACTATTGAATGAAAACGACGTGATAAAAGGTGACTTTTGTGAGTTTAATTACTATGAACAAAGAGAATATGTTTTATCACCATTGTACCACAAATATTCCTTTAATCCAATATATTTTTCAGATAATGCACCATTAGAGTTCCCAAGTGGATATGCCTATGAGGCTCATCACGAAATACCGATAAGGGTTTTTAGTGATTATTTAGAATATGGTAATAGAAGAGAAGTAACCAATATACCTAAATACGCATGGTTTTCAGAGTACGAACAAGTATTTGTTTGGAGGGATATATATACATATGGGTTTATTGATGGTGATGGAAGAGGATTGGATTACCCATTCACAAACGGAGCTCATTATCCGTTTAAAGACACATTATTTATGCAAAAACCAATACAAAGAACAAATGTAATTACAACCAATTTGATAAACCAACCAATAACTGACGATTGTGAATAATAATTATTATAGATTTTCATTGAATGTTAGTGATAAAGACATCATTATTCCTGTTGAACTTTCGTTTGATATGGAAGGTAGAGAACAAGGTGTTGAGGAATATCAAAACAACATACTTGAAGAAGTTATAAATGGTATTGATGATTTTGAAACAAGTAAATTTGCTCATGCGCCTTGGGGTACAAATCAAAATAAGACTGAACTTCACTATCAGTTTAATTTTTTCAATCCCGCAACCCCAACAAATTTTATAGTAAATCCACCAGCGACTACTGAGTGGTTAGATGATTATCAATATGCGACATTTACGGATAGTGAGATTTATTATTTTGCAAATTCATTTAAGGCGAGTTTCTTCAAGTTAGATTTTTATGATACAAAAAATAGTGAGACACAAAAAAATCTTTTTTCTGTGGTTTTACCAACACAACAAGGACTAAAGGAATCAGGAACAATTGGACCAGGACTTAGTCCAACACCTGTTATGGTTAAAAAACCAAAATACGTTTTGGATTATGTCGGAGCAGATAAAGAAGGTTTCTTTTTATATTGGTTGAAAAACCCATCATATTTAAGTGCTACTACATTTTATATGACCGCTAAATTCTTTAATGCAAAAAAAGGACAATTTGTAAGAATGATGAATGTCCCACAATCTCAATTTGTTGGACCAAGTAAATTTAACTTTGATAAAGGAAACCATTTTTATTACAAAGTAGAATTAGATTATAATAATTACGAATATAAAGTATACAGAGAATACCCCACATCAACAAGAGTTGGTGTTGGTTCGTCGGCAACAGAAGCCATAATTTGGTATGAATACGTTAACCCATAATGGAAGCTGATAAATATAGTATATTAATTTCACCCGAAACACTTTCGTCTGATTTTGTTAAGACGTTTTATAGTGCAGATACAAGTAATAGGGGTTCATTATTTCCTTGTTCTGATGTTGCGTATCCAAGCCAAACGGTTTTATCAATTGAAAGTTACACAGGGTTAACTTATATTTTAAGTGGTGGAACAGGTGGAACCTCTTTACTCACAGGATTAACAATCCCTGTTGTGTTTACCCAAACTTATAATGACATTGGTTACTACTCTGAGTTTGATGGTTTAATGTACCAAAAAGATATTGTAACAAATTTCTTGTATTCAGGAGCAAACCAATCAAATCCTTTTGAAGTTGTGTTGTACAACACTTCAGGTGATTTTACTTTAAGTTATTTAGATTTTACCACATATAGTGTAGATTGGGGTGATGGACAAATTACTCCACTTACGACTCAATTTTTGAATCATTCTTATGTCGGTGCTGGCAATTATACAATAAGTTTATCAGGTTCAAATCCTTGGGGTACAACAATAATACAAAAACCAATAACAATACCTCTTACAGGAGTTACGGTACCAAACCCAAACGGAGACATCGTTTTTGTTCCCCAACAAGGAAATTGGGCTGACATTCCAATATCATACCAATATATTTACCCTTTTGATTCAGACAACACAATACAAGGACAAACATCAAACAATTTCACCAATATACCCTTTTCAATTTCAGGGTTTACAACATCAAAAATACAAGACCTTAAAAGATACGGGTCTATATCATATACTCCTGGATACGTTTTTACCAAAAATAATCAAGTGTTTGGTCAAGTTGATTCATTTACACCTGAGTATACTGCCTATACCATTAATAATGTAAACTATTTTGATTTAGTTGATGGTTCTACATTTTATATAATAAACAGCAGTGGTATAACTGAAAATGATATTGTTGCGTCTGCAATAACTAAAAATGAATACTTGTTAGATTTTGTGATGGCACCTGAATTACAAACAGATGCATTCATTGAACGGGGAAAGTATTCACCATTTGAAGGACTACAAAGATTAGGAGAAGTGGACAATATTGGTGATTTAGTAAGATACGGGTACGGATATTTCAACCTAAGAACAACTTAAAAAAAGAATATAAACTATTTATAAAATAAAAAAATGGCATTAGGAACATATGGTATCACAAGACCTGCAGATGTATCACCAGATGATGTAGATGTAATATTACATTATACTGAATCAAGAGATGTTACGACTAATTTTACTTTAAAGAAGTTAAATTCAAGAAGTATATTGACTCCTTATTTTCATAACGCACAAACTGGCGGTAATGCTAACGTTGAAATACTTGGTGGTTTATATTCTCTTAAATTACCAGCATCTGAATTTAATAAAAAAGGAATCTATACGGTTTATTTAAGACCTGCTGAAATAAGAACAACAATAAGTGATTGTGGTGTGCTATCGTCACTACCAAACGTAAAAGGTATTGTAATCAATCTCAATCAAGTACCTGCGGTATTTAGAAATAAATTTACAAATCAGGGTTTAGTTGGATTTAGAGTTGAATATTTAAATCAAGACGGAACTAAAATACCTAATTTTTATAGAATTGTAACATCTTCATTTTTTTGTGAACCTGTTGTAACCGAACAAGTAAACTCATCACAGAAATCTATCAGATATAGATATGTTGAGGGAGGAAGTGATTTAGTTTTTTGTACACTTTCACCATCATCATCACCAACTAACAAACCAAATGCAACACCTTTCATTGGTCAACCTAATCAAAATATTATAGTAACAAATACTTTTTTTAATCCAATTACAATAGATATCCAAATGGCGGATTACGATATTGATACGTTGGCGATTGCCCTTTATGGGAACCAAACCAAGAGTATTGAAGACGGCATCTACACTCTTTATGATAGTGCTGGAAATATATATAAACAATATAACTTATTTGAAGTCAGAGATAACTTTAATGAATTACTTTATGAAGTAAGACAAGATAGAGGAAATAATATAGACTTTAGTAAAAACTTTACAAATATTATTAGTTAATGGCAAACAAGATATTCTTTCCACCGGGAGGGGTTAAAACATTTTCTGATAACCTTGTAGGATTCCAAATTGTGGATGGGGGTGGACTTACGCAAGGAAACTTTGAATTTACAACTGCAATTTATGAAAAAACAAATAGAAGTTTTGACAATGGTGTTTTTTCAGACCCATATACTTTAGAGAATCTCAAAATAGATAACATACAAGAAACCAAAAAATTAATTGAAAACACATTTAAAGTTTACCCAAACTTTGATATTGCCGAAATTACTAGTTTTTCTTTATATGGTTCACTATCAAAAAGACTTTCAAGTTCAATAATCAATATCATAAATAAGTTTCCAGCGGCAATACAAGTTAACCAAAGACAACAATCAGGTTTATATACAGGAAACACAGCTTTCAACATTCAGTATGATAGGGTAAACGATGAAACTAACTTTGATTGTGATTTGGGGTTATTTTTCAATCCGTTTGGTATTGATTGCTCAGTAAATGCCCAAAGAAACATTGGAACAAATCCTTTCGGTGTAAGTAAATACCGAGACCTTACAACATACTTTGAAAATTATGCGGTTTATTTCAGGGACTTAGTAAAAGGATATGATATTGTTGATATTGTACCAACACCGACAATGACTGGTGGTACTTTGAATGTCACAATAAAAGGGGAAATGTTCCCACAACAAACAGCAAGTACTTTCACCTTAATAATAAAACCAAATAATCTAAAAACAGATGAGGTTTTTACAAATGATTTTGATGAAATTGAAAAATATCTATTAAATAGGCAAAGTGTTCCAATATATACCGCCGCGTTTTCTTATCCTGATTATGATTCAGATGGTAAGTACACAATTTATAACAAGAATTTGACTTGGCCAATAGGTGATAACTGGAACATATCAATTGAAGGTCAATTATTTACTCAATACATTAATAACTTACAACTTGTTGGTGAAAAATTAGATGAATATAAAACAAATCTAATAAGTAGATTCTTAATCACGGGTTCATTCAAAGAGTTTGATACCCCCGACCAAAAAATAGAAAAAGTCTTACAAATTTATGGTAGAGGTTTTGATGAGGTTAAAAAATTCATTGATGCGTTGGCAAATATGAACTCAGTTAACTATAATGTTAAAAACGACATACCATCACAATTACTTACCAATTTAGCACAAACTTTAGGTATTAATAGTAATATATCACCTATAACCAACACAGGATTTCTTGATTCAGTTTTTGACCCAAATGCAAAACAAATATATCCTGGACAAAGTATTACTGACACCCCAACTGAAATTAATTATCAATATTATAGAAACGTTATCTTGAATGCGGCATATATGTTCAAGACAAAAGGTACGAGACAATCTTTAGAATATGTTATGAGATTCATCGGAGCACCTGATGCATTACTTGAAATGAATGAAGTAATTTATGTCGCAGACACAAAAGTTAACTATGACGATTTCTATGAACAATATTGTAAAATATCAGGCGGAACTACATATGTTGAAGTACCTCAGTTAGACCCAAATAATACTTTTAGTTTAATGGGTGTGACTTATACGGGATACACAACTACAGGTTTCATAAAATTAGTTGACAATAGTATTGAAGACTACGGAATAGATAGTGAAGGATTTCCAACAAGTCCCGCACAAACTGATAGTACATTCTTTCAACAAGGTGCTGGATGGTTTGAACAAACACCTGAACACAGGTCAGGTGAGGTTTTTGATAATGAAAATTCATCATTTAACCCGACAAACCCATATGCAGTAACTACTTTAAAACCATTTACCTATGGTCAAGAATATATGGATAAATTCCGTAAATTTCCTGATATTGGTGAAGGTTACACATTGACAAGAATTGCGGATAATAAAAAATCTTGGGCAGTTAATGACGTTGGTACAAGAAAAGACGGGGCAAATTTTAACGGGGTTGATTATAAAGTTACTAATGATAAGTTAGTAATTAATTCCAAAAATATAGAACTATATACAAATGTAGGTCAAGGTATTACTTATGATATTTGGGATATGTCTGTTAGACTAAACTACCCAATACCAAGTTCAGGACTTACTGCTCCATATCCATATCCTGGTAATGTTGATTGGACAAAAATCAACCCAAAACCAAACGAAAAAACATTCTTTGAATTTGCACAATCTTTTTATAATAATTTTATAAATGTAAGAAATAGACAAACAATCTTTGATGGGAAAACAGGTGGGTACCCAACTTTGCAATCTGTTTTTTGGAGATACTTACAATCTGAACAAACCGTAGGGTTGATTTCAAATAAGTACACTTATCAAAAAATGATTGATTTCACTTTAGGTTTGGGTGACCATTGGCAAAGATTATTAGAACAAGTTGTTCCTGGTACGACTTTATGGTTAACAGGTCAAAAAATGGAAAACTCCATCTTCCACAGACAAAAATTTGTTTGGAGAAGACAAAGAGGTTGTACATTTATGCCTGTAAGTTGTATCCCGTGTCAGTACAATGGAGAACCATTTAGTTATGATTGTATTGACCAAACTTTGAGTTGTGATGTAAGTACTGATGGTTCAGGTATTTTATCATATGCGATTTCGGGAACTTTGAATGAAAGTGGATTTACCCAAAACGATTGTGATTTAAATTCTATTGTTACAAATTGGTATATTGATTTGAGATTAGATTCTCAAGTTTTAATACAAGGATTGTTTTATACTGGGTATGGGATGATGGACTATCCGACACCAACACAAATAATAAATGCGATTAATAACAATCTTACTAATTTATATAACTATGGGTTGAATTATTACTTTGCTGGAAATACACTTGTAATAAGTAACTCAACTTGTTATGATGACTTCACAAATAGTACTTTGTATTTGAATATAGGTGTTGATTTACAAATTAATTGTGTTCAACCTGTCGCAACAACTCCAACCCCCACACCTACTCCAACACCTACTCCAACCCCGTGCGTAAATACATTATATGCGGTAACATTTAACGCACCGGGAGGTACTTACGAAACGTATGATTGTAATGGTAACCCATCAACAAGTAGTTATTTGGGTGCTGGAACATTTAATGTTTGTTCTTCACAGATGATAACAAGTACATCACCAAGATTTGTATCCGCAATAAACGCAGGACTTTGTCCATAAAAATTTAGAATATGTCTTTTGCATGTGTTTCAGGTCAAACAACAGGGGCTTATAGTTACACCGACTGTTGTGGTATATTAAGAAAAGGAATATCTTTTGGCGAAAGTATTTGTTTAGATGAGGGGTTTACCGGTTCATCAACAGGTGTTTACATTGCTACAGGTGTTACTTGTACTCAAAACTGCACACAAGGAAACTTAGGATACACTTTTAGTGTGACTGGATTATGTTCGGCGTCAAGTGGAACAACAATAATAACACCATTTGGAGGAACACCACCATATACTATTGATAATGTCTCACCTGGGTCAATAAGTGCTCAAACAAGTACAGGTTCTATGACCTTTACAGGTTTAACAGGTGGTACTTATGTTTTTAGGTTGAATGATAGTTTAGGGTTACAAAACAATGAAATATATATAAATGTTTATATTGGTGATTGTTATAACGCGAGTATTGATGCTAGTGGAACTAATTGTGGTCAAGATGATGGTATTCTATCAATATCTGCGATTACTTCAGGTGCTCCATACAATATTGTTCTATACAAAGATGGTAATTACTACGATAATCAAACAACAAACACAATGCCGTTTGATTTTGTCGGGTTACCAAGTGGGGTATATAATGCAATTTTATACGATTCAAGTTCAACAACCGCATCAACAGGAAATGCTTTAATAATAACAAGTACTACAATAAATTTTGGTTTTTGGAAAGTAGATACTTCTAATTGTGTAATTGATAAAGGTAAATTGTCGGTTACAGGAGTAACGGGTACTGGTCCTTATACTTATTTGTGGAGTAATGGTGAAACGGGACAAACAATAACAGGACTAACCATTGGGACTTATAGTTGTACTGTGACTGATATTTCTGGATGCACACTAACCCAATCTGAATATGTTGGTGTTGCCGACCCTTTAGGTATAGGGTTATTGTCGGCATCTACCCCAAGTTGTTTTACATCTGATGGTAGTTTAACATATTTTTTAACAGGTGGAACTGCTCCATTTTATTTTTCAGCATCAACGGGGCAAGTTGGTTTTACTCTTTCAAATCAATTCACATTAACAAATCTTTCTGCGGGAAGTTACTTAGTAAATGTAAGAGATGCCAATTTCTGTGAAGTAACTTTACCTGGATATTTGACATCAGTTAACGGATTTAGTGTTGTTGATACCATTGTAACAAATTCTAATTGCAATCAAAGTAACGGAAGTGTATATGTAGAAATAAATGGATTGAATGGGGTTTATACCTATTCATTGTCAGGACAAGCAACAAATACATTATATACTGACACCAGCCTCAATCAATCGTATACTTTTCCATTTTTACCAAATGATACATATGAACTAACAATTTCAGGTGCGGGTACTCAATGTGTTTACACAACTACCATCAATTTAAATTCCTTACAGAAGTTTTCAGTTTCAGCAACAACAAGTGGGTCAACTTGCGGAGGAACTAATGGTTTTGCAAATATTTCAGTTAGTAGTGGATATACGGGTGTTTTGAGTTATGTTTTAAGTAATGGTGATAGTTTAATTAATACAACAACCACGGCTGTTACGTATAATAATTTAATCGCAGGTTCATACACTATAACAGTAACTGACGGTTCAGGTTGTTCTGTCACTGAACCATTTACTATAATAACTGCTGGTCAGTTAATTACCGCTTTACAAACAACTAATTGTGTCAATGGAAATGATGGTGCTGCTGAAGTTTTAGTTTATGGAGGTGAACCTACGTTTAACTATAATTGGTCAAATGGACAAACAGGCTCAACCGTGAGCGGGTTAAGTTCTGGTAATTACTATGTTGAAATTACTGATAGTAATGGGTGTTATAACATTCAGTATTTTGAAATTAAATGTGTTGGAACACTAACAACATCCTATCAATTGTTCAATCTTTGTAATGACACTTTTACAACGACGGTAGGAACTAAAAGAGGGTTTTTTGAAATGTTAAATGAAGGATATATTGATATTACTTCAGGTATTACTGGTTGCCAACTTTCAGGTTCAGTATTTACTTGTGAAATAGAAATTAGTTGCCCTGATTCAGGTTCTACCACATATTCAGTACCTTTTTACACTGGAACAACATTAACTGATATCCCACAAGATACTTTATGGCAGACAACAATTGAAAGTATTTTAAGTTCAGCAACAACAATAAGTAGTTATTCTATAGACCTATTAAATAACACTTTACAAATATTATCAAACTGTAGTGGTGATTATGACCCACTTTCTGATTGTACAATATATCTTAGACTCAAAATTGATTATACTGTTAGTTGTAATGATTGTGGAACTACCTTTATTTTAACAGAAGATAGTTACTACTTGATAACTGAAGATGGGTTTCAATTAATATATGCCTAGTCAAATAAGTATTTCAGGAGTAACAGGAGGGACACCACCATTAACTATTTATCTTTGTGACGAATACGGAAATAATTGTTACCCAATAAGTGTAACAGGAGGTACTTATACTTTGAACACCTTTTACTCGTCTGCAAGTACCTTGATGGTTAAGAGTATTGATAGTACTGGTTGTGAATATTTTGAATTAGTAAATTGTAGTTAATATGATAATAGAAATAACAGGAGTAACAAGTGGTCAGTCTCCATATGATTTTTTTATATGTGATGTAACAAACACAGCCTGTTTTTTTGTTTCAGGTAATACAACATTTCCAGGTACAGTGTCTTTCGATACTGAAAATTACTTTCCTAACATTGATATTTTATATTTGAGGGCAATTGATGCAAATGGATGTGTATTTTTACAATTATTAGATTGTGGAACGTATAAAATATTTCAGGACGATAATTTTTTCTTATTTATGGATGGATTAAATTATTTGTTCCAATAACATAATTAATAGTATTTATAAAATAAAATGCCGGTTAATCAGTATCTAACAGATAGGAATTTTGTTGCTAGCTCAGCGTTAACAATGACTTCACAAGTTCACATAGTTGTGACTGGTGATACTTCACAAAATCCTGCGGGTTCATCGTATAAATCAAACCTTGAGCAAATAAATAATTTGTTTGAGTCAATGCCGAGTCTTTTGTATTATAAAACAACATCTATTACTGGTGCGACAGAAAATATAAATTATAACTATAATTATTACGGAGTGACATTCTCAGGGAATTGTGGCATTACACTACCAAACCCAACAGGAAAAGACGGATTTACATTTAAAATAAAAGATGAGAGAGGAACGTCCGTAACATATCCCATAACTATAACACCATCTTTTGGTTTGATTGACGGAAGCGGTTCTGTAATAATGAACATAAACTTTATGTCACTTTCATTTGTGGCAAGAAATAATAATTGGTGGTTAATATGAGTTTTATTTTTAATAATCAAGTATCTTATAGTGATAGTGCAAATTTGGACGCATTCGGAAGGTTAAGAACAGCTGCGGTTCAAAATTTAGTGGATATTAAACACGTATATGATAAAAATCCATTACAAATTAATGAGGTTACGGCAGGAACTGCAACGTCTGTTTTTGACCAACAATACGCAAGAGTTAGAATGTCAACATCGGCAAATAACGATTTAGTTATTAGACAAGGTAAAACACACCCAATTTATCAACCAGGGAAGAGTCAATTATACCAAGCAAGCTTCTCAAATTTTCAATTAGAAACAAATATTATAAAAAGGGTTGGTGCTTTTACGACAATAACAGGGTCACCATACAATTCGGTTTTTGATGGATACTTTTTGGAAAGTAATGGGGTTACAAATGAAATAAGTTTTCAGATATGGAGGTCGGGTACAACAGTTTACACTGCTGCAACAACCACATGGAACACTAATGAATTTGACCCAATAAATTTAGATTGGTCTAACACTAATTTAATGTCGGTTGATTATCAATGGTTAGGTGTTGGTAGAATGAGATTTGGTTTAGATTTAGCGGGAATATTAATTTACTTTACAGAGCATAATTGTGCTAATAACGAACCTGATGTTTATATGTCATCACCAAATCAACCTATCAGGTACGAAATAAGACAGGTTGGGGTTGGTTCAGGTTATTTTGATATGATATGTTCACAAGTATGCTCAGAAGGAGCATTAAACGGATTATATTCAACCGTAGGTGTTATAAACTCAACAACGGCAGATTTAAATTCATCAGGTACAAAATATCCATATATTGGTTATAGGCTTAAACAAGGTTATAAATCTGTGACATCACAATATAATAGTTTGAGTATTTTAAACACCTCAAATGATAATTACTTACTAACTGTTGAGTATAACCCTACATTATCTGTAACCCCAAGTTGGACTGATATACCAAACTCACCATTTCAATATTCAGTTTACAACGGAACTGTGACGGCAACAATAACATCACCAGGACATATTATGTCATCCTTAATTGGTGAGGCTGGAACATCCGCTCTTACAACCCTTAAAATTGACGACAATCAAATTAGAGTTGGTTCTAATGTTAATGGAACACTTGATGAAATGTGGGTATGTATAACACCATTAAGTGCGATGGCGACATTTTTGGGAACAGCAGAAGTATTATATTACTTGTAAAAATTATCTTTATTTATTTTGATTTATAATTAAAATTGTAAATAAAAAAGATAATGAAAATATTTGTACAAATCGCGTCATATCGTGACCCCGAATTATTACCAACAATTAGGGATTGTATTAGTAAAGCAAAGCACCCTGAAAATCTAACATTTGGTATTTGTTGGCAAAGAGATGAAACAGAATCTATGGAAGAATTTTCCGACGATTCAAGATTCACAATATTGGACTATCATTGGAGTGAAAGTAAAGGATTGTGTTGGGCAAGAAGTGAAATTCAAAAACTTTGGAAGGGTGAAGAATACACTTTACAACTTGACTCACATCATAGATTCTTACAAGATTGGGATGTGATTCTAATTGATATGATGAAACTCACAGGTTCAGAAAAACCAATTCTGACATCATATGCTAGTGTCTATAATCCAGCAACAAACGAACTTGTCACAAATGAACCATATAAAATGGTTGCCGATAAATTCACACCAGGAGGGACAATTTTATTTAGACCACACCCAATACCTGATTGGGAGACATTAACAAAACCAGTACCTGCTAGATTTGTGAGCGGACACTACTTTTTTACTTTAGGTAAACATTGTGAAGAGTATAAGTATGACCCAAATATATATTTTGCAGGTGATGAAATTAGTTTATCTATTCGTTCATTCACATTAGGATATGATTTATTTCACCCACATATTAATGTTGTTTGGCATGAATATACACGAGAAGGAAGAACAAAACATTGGACAGACTTTAATGAAGAAAATCAAAAAAGTGGAGTAGTTGAAAAACCTTGGTGGGAAATGGATAATGAGTCTAAAAGAAGACTTCGTCATATGTTACAAGAAGAAGATAACAAAATAGATTTAGGAATATATGGTTTGGGTAATGTGAGAACTCACAAAGAGTATGAAGACTATGCGGGAATAAATTTTGAAAAAAGAAAATTACACCCAAACACAACAAAAGGTATAGACCCACCAATAAACGATTTAACCGATTGGTGTAAAATAGTTGAAGAAGAATATGAGTTTGACATAGTAATTCCTGAAAGTGAAAACTTTAAGTTCCTTTATATTGGGTTTGAAAATGAAAAAGGTGAGGTAATTCACAGAAAAGATATGGTTAATTTCAAAAGAAATGTTACAATAAAATTCAAAAGTTATGATAAACCAGTAAAGTGGATTTATTGGTTACATACAAATGAGGGTGAATGGAGAAATAGATTAGAATTTAAATTATGAAAATAGGTGCATTTTATCAATCAGGACACAAATTAGTTGCTTGTTACAAAGCATTAGAGCAATTAAGAAAAATATACCCCGATATTCCGGTGGCGTTATATGAAGACGGGTCTAAATTATTAGAACCTGTTGCAAAAAAATTCAATTGTGATTATACGTGGATTAAACAAGAGGGTGAAAACCATAGTCATTCAGGAAGACCTGTGAAGGGGGTTGAAAGTAACTTATCTTGGTTAAAAAGAATTTATGATGCTTGTACAACTACACTTAAAGATGTGGATTGGATTTTACACTATGAAGATGATGTGTGGTGTAAAATGCAAATTACTAAACACCCTAAATTCCATATTGCAGGGGCAAATGGACCATTGTACACAAATGAACTATATCAGTATTTGAAAGACAGATTCAAAGTTGCAGACGATTCTAGAGGTCATTGGTCATCAGATGGTTCTTTACAAAGTTATGGTGGTTGTGGAGGAACAATTTTTAATAGGTTAGCATTTATGCATTCTTATCATAAATTACACGAGATTGATTGGGAGGAAATTAGAAAATTAGATTCAAGACCTCTTGAATGGTCAGATGCTAGTTTGTCTTTTATAATGCAACATGCCGGATTTACAAGTGGCGTTTGGGACGATTGGGCTCAATATGATAGTAAAGATTTAGGTAATTGGTTTGATAAAACTGGATGGACAGTACCAATGGAAGAACAACCTGAAGTTGCATTTATTCACGCTTACAAACATTATTACAATTATCAACCATCAGAAATAGAATTAGAATTCTAAAATAAGTTTATAAAAATAAACATCCTGTTATTTATATTAAAAACAATAAATGTCTTTAGTTAATATACAAAGTTGTAGTTACTCAAGTGTAACTTTTGAATTAACATCGGGTTGGAGTTATTCTACTACCCCTGGTGATGTTTTTTCAATAACTGGAGATTCTTCTATTCCTGAAGGGTGTTATACGATTGTTGTACCTACAGGTAGTAATAGTATAGTTTTTAGTGGTACTGCAACATCTGTCGTTGATTGTAGTGATGCGTTATGTGTGGATTTGTGCTCAAATTATTTATGTATATCAATTGAGGTTCCCTATGATATTAACTATGATGGGACTTATGAAGTTGCTGGCTCATATAATGGTTATTTATATTGGACTGGAGGGACAGAACCCGGTTTTATATATTTTGATGGGTCACAATGGGCACTATCTGTAAGTTTGGGTATGCCGGGAGATTTTTTCGGTCCTAATCCAACAACTTCTGTTTGTCCTGATTTTGATGAAACAATAATGACATTGAGTGCTTGTACACCAACACCAACACCTGTTGACCCTTGTTCTGCTTTGGATTTTGAGATATTACTACAATGTGATATCTCAACACCAACACCTACTGCAACACCAACCCCAACACCTACTGCAACACCAACCCCAACACCTACCATAGACATTTGTAGTGGGTTTAGTGCTGACATAAGCTTTTCATCATATACTATTACACCAACACCGACAATACCGCCAACTCCAACACCTACAGAATGTATAGTAATACCGCCACTTAGTAGTGTTACGTTTGTTGTTGATAGTGGGGATGTTGTTTGTTCAAGAGTAAAAGAGTTGTTAGATTGTAACACTGGTGAATATTACTACGTTAATGACCCATTAGTTTATAGTGGAGTGCCAATCACCACAGGAACTACGATATTGGCGGTTCTTTATGGTAATAGTTCAAATCAAATACAATGTGCGACGTATATTCAAGATGTTACGGCATCAACAAATAGAAATATTGTAGATATTTTAAGTGCGTATACTGCTTGTACTTTATGTGTTGCACCAACACCGGCACCAACACCAACACCTACACCTACGCCGACCCCAACACCTACACCTACTCCAACACCTACTTACGCAATGGGAACACAATTTGTATTTACTTCTTGTACTTCAACATCAATGATAGTTCAAACTGCATACCCACCAACAAATTATGTTGCGGGTAGTGTCGTTAAATATTCAGCAGAATGTTATACATATATTGGTAATTATGTTTCATATATTCCACCTTCAGGATTTATTGTAAGTACAATAGATGCATTTACAGGAACAACAGGAACTACTACCGCAACAACATATACAACTTGTATAGAATGTTTAACACCTGAACCAACACCAACACCAACATATAGACAATGGAGAGGTAAGGGAGAATTTTCACTTTCTTGTCCTATTTGTCAATTAACTAATTTTGGGGTACCTGTGACATTCTATACTAATTTCAATGATTCAACGTTACAAACGGGTGTTTATGTTTATGAAGATAGTTCGTTAACTATTCCATTATCAGTAACATACATAAGTTCACAAATAAACCAAACCGCAAATGCGGTGTCTCAAATATTTGAAGTAGATAAGTTAGGAAAACTTACCTTCAGATGTGTACCAAACGGAAATTGTTAAAATGTCAACATTAGTTACACTTAATTCAATAATATCAGGGACATCAGATTATGATGTCTGGGTATGTGATACTTGTTTCGGAACTTGTCAATACATTGATACAATTTCATCAGTACCGTATTCGTTTACCCTACCATCAATATATGAAACATACCCAAGTTATGTGATAAAAATAATTGACGCAAACGGATGTATTTATTGTGAAGATAATCCATTCTACAAACAATTTCAAGACGGAGATTTGTTTGAATTTATGGACGGAGAAGAGTATGAATTTCAATAAACTTATATATAATTAATTAAAAATGGCAAAATTAACATCAAGAGGATTAGCATCTGGAGTAACCCGTGATGATTTAATACATATAGTAATAACGGGAGACACGACACAAGACCCTTCAGGTTCATCATATAAGGCGAGTATTCAACAAGTTTTAGATTCTATTGGTGGTACATCAGGAGGGTGTGTTTCAGATTTTTATGTTACAAACATACACGGATGTTCACCTATAACTATACACAGTGAAGTTCAAACATCAGGAGCAACAGCAAATGGATATTTATCATATTCACTTGGAGACCATACTGTAACTAGTGGTGATTTTTCAATTGCGA